AGAAAGAGACCGCCTGACGATACGCCCTTGAACTTGATAGCGGTGCCACCGCCTGTTGTGATAGCAGAGACTGTATTTGCTTGAAGCGTGAGTACGACGTTTGGCAGTGTCGTAGAGCCATTGGCTGTTAGGGCAGTAATAGCGCCCGAGGAAATAGTTCCTATGTTTGATAAATTACCTGAACTATCAATCCTGATTGTCCCGCCAGTTTTGAGGTTGCCCGTAACATCTATGAATGGCGTTCCCCTCCCGTCCATGACCGCAACTGAGGTTCCGCTTGAATTTCTAGCATTTATGACGCCACCAGTTGACGTTGGTGACAAAGATATATTGTGAGTGCCATCAGTATGTGTAGCTGTTATTACGCCATTAGCTGTAATAGCACCACCAGAGATAGTGCCTGCAAAGACTGCGTTACCAGTGGTCTTGGCTATACTTAATTTTTGATTTCCGTTTTCTGTAAAGAATTGGAAATCACCCTGGTAATTGTATATTCGTACCCTGTCGGTAGCGCCAGTGCCGTTATAGTCCATCAATATTGCAGTGGCGGTTGTATCTGTTCCTTTGAGGTGTATTTGGTCATTACCATTAGAAGTCGCTGTAATAGCACCACTAGAGATAGTGCTGTTGAACGTAGCCGCACCACTAACCTCTAAACCATTATTAGCTTTTGTTAACCCGCCATTGCCTATGACTTGTAAGGCATTCGTAGTGTTGTAAGTGCTAAAGCAAAACGCATCCCCTTTCACTGCTAAGGTTGATGTAGAATTGCCTTGGTCTATAAATGTGAGAGTGGGGTTTTCAAAACTAGATGTTGAACCACTATGTATAGTAATCCCTTTATTTGAAGCGTCTGTAAATACAACAAGCGTATCATCGTGCGATGATGCACCAATAGTGACCTTGCCTGTAAAGGTTGCGTTTTGGCTGCTATCAATTAACAACGCCCTAATCATGTCGTTGGCGTTATTTGGCTGTGAATAAAATGCTAAGCCACCACCATAACCCCCGCTACCGTTACTTTTTATACCAAAAATGCCGCCTGTTCTTACATTTTGAGTTGATTGGTCATACCATCTTTGTGCAAACGTAATGCCAGTTCCGAGGCTGCCCGCAGCATGCCCGCCTTCCCGCGTTAGGCGAAGGGTATTTGTGCCATCTGCTAAACTTGCAGTTCCAGTAGTTGTAAAGTCGCCGCTAAGCGCTTTAACAGCGTTGAACCTGTAACTATCTAACCCTAAATCAATGGTGCCATTTACAACCGCGCCAGCATTATCTGTTGGTGCAACATAGGTATTACCAAGCCGTAAACCAGAGTGGCCGCTTTCGGTGGTGTGTATTACTACGTCGTTATCTACTGTTTTAATGTTGCCTTTCGATGCGCCGCCTACTTGCAAATCTATAAGCGTGCCATGGCTAGCTATATTGGTTGTAATAGCACCACTAGATATGGTGCCGGTAAAAGTAGCGTTCGAGGATGAATCAATGCTCAAGGCATTTGAGTTCGATATTTTAAAGTCGAGACTCGAGCCGTTTATGTTGAGGTGCCGGTACGCGCTGTTCGATCGATCGTAAGATGTAATGTTTCCAATGTTGCTCGAGAACACGAGCTCAACGCCAGAACCAGTTGTAGGCACGGCATCACCAGCAGCTCGGATAGAACCAGTGGTAGACAATAATCCGGTGACATCTATACCTGTGGAGGCTGTAGCGAAACGCTGAATGCCGTTGTGAAATAACTTAACGTCGGCATCGTCATTGAATACTGCAAACGCTTCGTTGAAACCCCTATCAGCAATGACGAGTCGATTATCTGATTCAATGCGAACATCAGATGTAGCGTTCCCTGCTTTAATTAAAGCAGTGCTTCCGGCACTGAAAATTTCTAAATCATTGCCAGCACCGAATACAGCTTTCTTTCCATCCGCTAGGAACAGATCGTCTGCTAACGTGACCTCTTCATCAGCATTGATCGTGATCGCCGTAGCGTCAGAGGTGTCGATGATGGTCCGGGATAGTTCCGCTAACTCACGGGCTTTAGTGCTCATTAGGCAGCCTCCTCTAGAGCTTTAACCTTTCCTTCTAGACTGTCGATACGAGACAGTGCCTCTTGCAAAGCTTTTGTAAGCAAGCCGACTAGTTTGGATGCATCAACACCCTGCGGCGCAATCTCACCGTCTTCTCGAACGGCATCTTTCTCGCCACTGACAGCAAACGGGTGTACTTCTTGTAATTCATGGGCAATGAAACCAGTGTCTATGCCAGCGTCCATGTCAGCCAACCACTTAAATTGCACTGGCTTTATTTTCTTAACGAGTGAGGTGGCATCGAAGTCGTAATTCAGTTCGTCTTTTAGGCGGTAATCAGAGCCTTGGTTGTACTGCACCCCTGTAGATGTAATGCCGATATAACCTTTGGATAAATTTAGAACTCGGAAATCCACCTTACAAACAACGCCAGAGGCAATGTTTGCTAGGTTATTAAGTATCCAAAACTCGTTCGTGCTTGCCAGGCTATAAGCAGCAACAATGTTTCCCGCGCCGGTTAAACTTACCTTGGGCGCATCGTATGAGTGCGTCGTCGTGCTTGAACCAATTATGACCGTACCGTTATTGGAACCGTCCATTATGCGGAAGCGCTGATTTGCTAGTGGCGTTGTATCTCCAGCGTTCGATTGGTAAAAAGCGGCAGCACCACTTGTACCAAATACCCAACCGCCAGAGGCAACGCTGTTATCAGCCTTCGTCCATGTCCCTGGGAAGGTGGCGATATTTCTACCAATCGCAACGTCTGCGGCGTTGTTGGAAAACCTACCCCTGCTGGAGGCGCTGTCTCCGCTTCCTGCCTTAACAACAAGCCCATCGTCTACGTTGTTGACAGATGTGCCATGAATCCCTTTGTTGCTGGTGATTCTGTCAACGGCTTGGAACGCACCATCGGTCTCGAACTGAAATCTTGAGTTAAATCCACCAGACTCGTACCAGAAAAACTCCAGTCGATTTTGAGTAGAGGAACCACTGATCCGCTTACTGATGTGCCACATCTTGCGGTCACCGCTTACAGTTGAGCCTAGATTTAGATTTGCATAACCATCCCCGAGGTGATGCGAGCCTATAGTGGCTTGCGCAGTTCCACTCGATAGACCGATGACTGCGTATTGAGCGGTAGTTGTGCCGTTACTGCCATTAGAGTTCGTTGCTTGTATTTGACTAGCGTAAGCTATCCCCGATAGATAAAGGTCTTTGAAGCGCCCCGACGCATAGCCAAGGTCAACAGTTCCGTCGCTGTACGCACCTGCGTTTGTGGCAGGGTAGAAACCAGCGGTACCAATACGCAATGCTTTAGATACGCCTGCGTAATAAGGCGCACCAGCAACTGTACCAATCGACCCTACGGTTGAGCCGTCTTTGCGGAATAACACAATATTTCCGTCATCAGTATTGCGCCCAAAGATTGCACTTTCGGCTGATGCTTTTACTGCGGCAAACAACCCGTCTGCTCTCGCTTGTATACCTACAGTTGTTGTGTTTTCGACTTGCTTTCCCACAAGCAAATTGGCTGAGGCATCAAGCGTCATCGCCTGAGTCAACGATACAGCGTTACCTGCTGTGCCAGAGGATGCGTTGTAAAAAATATGTCTACCGAACGACTGCTCGTACAATGTTGCGAGCGATGAGGCACTGTATTTAAAGCCGCCGTTGTAGTAAATATTTTGTCCGCTATATAAATAACTAGCGGACTGTGAACCTGTAAAGCCGCCTTTAGTGACAAGCGAACTAAAAGTTGTGTCCCAGACTGGAGTGGTGTTTGATAGCCTGACTTGTCCTGAACTGTCGATGCGCATGGCTTGATTATCAGAATCTGATCCAACACCTGAAGTGTTAAAAACTAAAGCTGATTCGCCGTTTTGACCTGTACTTAGAGCATCAATTCTTGCCCGAATGCCGCCAGCAGATGTACCTGCATCATTGCCTTCAAACTCAAGACGACCATAGTATTGACCGCTATTTATAGTTGTGTCAGTTGCTTCAAATCTTAAAGCCGCATCTGCTGTAGCTGACAAATGAACCAAGGTGTCTGGACTGCTACTCCCGATGCCCAAAGACTCCGCAGACGCATCCCAGAACAACTTCGGAGTCGTGCCAGTGTCTTCGTAGAAGCTGATGTCTCCTGTAGCTCCAATGTTTAATCTTGTTCTATCACTCCCGTCATTTGTTTGAAATGCAAGAGCATGTCCACCTCTTTGTTGTATGTACGAAGCGCCGTTATTGCGGAAAAAAGAAACATTGTTTCCAGTAATATCTGTCGTAAATGTTGTTCCAACAGTCACAGTACCGTTTACATCTAAGTTGCCAGAACCGTCTAGAATCATGTGGGCATTAGTACCGCTGTTAGTAGACCACAGCATTTTTCCGCCAGTTGTCCAGTTATACTGGTCGCCAGCGGCTGTACCATTGATTCCTTGGTTAGTTGTAGCGGCTACATTAATCGCACTTTTTGTAACGCTTGCGGACTGTAAAGTAATTCCACTGTTTGTTGTCGTAAGTGCTGATGCATTAGCAGTGCCTGCCAGGTAAAGGTCTTTGAACCTGAAAGAGCCAGCCCCTAAATTTACATCTCCGTCTGAGTCTGTGCTGTTTTGTCGTGGTCGTAGGGTTCCATTTACAAATTTTAATCCAGTGTCTGTGCTGGAATGTGTGCCATCAATTACTAAATCATTACCTGACGTAACACCAATACTACCGACTGTTGAGCCATCCTTCTTAAACTCAACAATGTCACCGTCTGTGCTAATACGGTTTAGTAAGGCAACAGCACCACCTCTTGCGGCGGCTATGTAACCATCAGAGATTTGTGTGCCAGAGCCACTACTGAAGTTTTGTGGTGCTGAAGTAGTAGTCCCAACCAACACGTTGCCGCTTTGGATGCGCATGCGTTCTGAGCCTTGAGTAAACCACCGATGGTAGTCAGCACCAGAAGCATTTTTAATAATTTGGTAATCAGTGCTTACAAACGTACCAGACGAGTCACGCGTCTGAATACCAAAGTTGCCACCATTGTTACTTAACTCTGAAATATTGTAAGTTGCAGTAGCATTACTGTCTTGCAAATAAATAGGACCACCACTATCGCTACTTACAGTCAAACCACTGCTAGTTATAGCACCACTAGATATAGTGCTGTTGAACGTGGCAGCACCTGCATTAGACATATCAAGGGTGAGGGCTGTGATGTTACTGCCACCATCTTCACCATTAAATTTTATGTCTTTGTCATTAACAGAAGCTTTGATAACTAAATCACTAGACGAATTTTCAATTCTTCCGATTTGTGTGCCGCCATCTAAAAATATCCACTTGCCACCATCAGCATCTAGTTCAATTTCCCCTGCAACATCTAAAACAAAGTTGCCAGAACCTACATCAATCTCATTGCCATCAATCGTGATGTTATCGACTGCAACGCTGTTCGCAGTCAGTGTAGTTGCCGCAACAGTGTTTGCCTGGGTGGCGCCGATAGGGGTGTTGTTTATTGACCCGGTGGTGATGGCAGTGCCAGAAATAGCACCACCTGTTATGCCAACCGCTGCGCCGCTTTGACCGGTAAAGTTACCGAACACCTCGATGTCGATAATGTCTGCAGTCGTTGCGCCCGTAGTCAGCGTTACCCGGTTGTTCGATGAGCTCACCGTATAGTCGGAGCCCTGAACCAACCTCACACCGTTCATGTAAACGTTCACCAGTTCGGCGTCATTAATGACCAGCGTATCGCCTGAGTTGTCAGCTCCTGAGAACTGAGTCTGTCCGGCTGTAGGGACAAACTGATAGTTTGTTTTGATTCCCTCTACGGTCGCCTGGTCGATGACATCCTGCAGCAAAGCTGCCGTCATCCTGAGCTCTACTATGTCGCTTGCAGAAAACGCTCGAGCCGTTGTGTTGTCGAACGCTCTCTGAATCGTGAAGTTGTTGCCAGACCGTGCCGTTGCCTTAACAACTTCTCGAGCAGTCCCTGTGGCTTGTTGAATCGTCAGGTAACAATAATCGTCTGCCCCGCTGAGAGACGGAAACGTGGAAGCATCCGCAACCGTCAAGCTGGTTGCAGTCGTATTGATTCCTGACGCCAGGGTGCTGCTAGCGTTGTTGGTAAACTTAACGGTCATCGATTAACCTCATTCGTTCGCGCTGGGCTCTTTGGCTCTGAGAATATTCAGCGCGAGCGCGTCCAGTACCGGCTGCACGTAACGATCTAAGAAGTCGTTATCCCATTGGCTGGGCGTGACTGCCGCTATTGCTGATGCAAGCGCTACGATCCCGCTGACGTAATTGAAGATCTCAACTACGGTCATCATGATGCGGTCACGACCCACGTAATCGTCATTGAGTCACTGGCGCCTTTATTGACCACTGCAAATACCGTTCGGCAAAGCATGGTTCCGCCTGAGCTCGCGTTCAGAATCGCAGCCTCTGTAATCGCAGCAGTGCCTGTCCCGGCTGGGAAGGTTGCAACGTAGGTCACATCCGAACCGCTGACCGTTGTGCTGGTCAAAGCGACTCGAGCCGACTCTGAGCCCAGTGCAGTCTGTGAAGCCGCGGCAGCAGTTGTGCTGGTCCCGATTGCCATATGAGACATAGCCGTAGCCGTTGCATCTTTCATGCGACTAGCCACATAGCCCTTACCGGTGGTGACAACTAGGTTGTCTACTTCTTGAACTACTTGGTCATTGACCTGGATGGTCAACCGACCTTTCATTTCCATATCTGATTGAATCTTCATGAGCGCTTCCTCTATTCGTTAAATGGACTTAGGTTGAGTTGTGCAGCGTTAAGCGCTGCGTTGCTGAACAGTGCGAAACTGAAGTTCTCAGTTACCGTCACTGAATCTGATAAGCCCTTACCGACCTCCAGGTCTGGATCGTCGGTGGGCGCAAAAGCGTCCACCAAAGCTTTCGCAAAGGTGATCGCCTCGGAATCTGCAAAGGTGAAGATGTTGCTCTTGTCGCCGCTGTAATCTTTCGTAAAAGCGTCGACCGTTGCCGCATCATCCATGGTGAATGCGTCTGTGAACGTTCTAACGAACTGAACGACACGAGAGTCTGTATCACTGAACGAAAACGAATCTGCTTTCGGTGTTTCGAAGCTCTGAGCTGGCGCGTCAACAATCGATGTTGAATCGGTCTTTGCGAGAGACACGCTGCTTGCGTGTGCTTCCGCCATGGGTTGCGAATCCGCTAGACCCTTACCAAAAACAAATGAATCGATTGCTTCTGTGTTGTTGAATGAGTCAGCAAAGTCTCTGTTGTAGGTAACCGCTCGAGACAAGTTTTCAGACATGCTGAACGAGTCATCAGATGCAGACTTTGAAAACGAAACCGCATGAGCTTCGGTTGGGCTGTATGTGTCGGTGAATACTCGGTTGTAATCGACCGTTCGATTAAACACATCACCCATGGTGTAGATGTTTGTTTTCGCAGTACTCGTGTCTTTTACAAATGCATCGACCGTCGCGGCGTCATCCATCACAAACGTATCTGTAAACGTCCTGGCGTATTGCACGGTCCTCGAGAGAACCTCAGTCATTGACTGCGTATCGCTTAGACCCTTACCAACGTTTAACGAATCGATCGCCTCAACATTACTGAATGAGTCGGTGAGGTTCTTGCCTACACCAAATGCTTGGGTGTCGGAAAAACCAAAAACGTTTGTTTTGGCGCCAAAGAAATCTTTGACGATTGCATCTACGGTGGCGTTATCGTCCAGGGTAAAGGCGTCTGTGAAGGCCCGAACGAAGTCGACCCGGATTGCAGGGGAGTCCTGCATATCGACAATATTGTCTTTGCCAAGCTCAAAACCTTTCGCCGGCGCATCCACTAATAAAGTGGAGTCCTGGTCTGCAGATTTGGAAAAAGCCAGGGCGGGAGCATCCACCATAGTGGCGAGAAGGTTTCTCTCGTGCCCACCCCGGAAGTATCGATTCTTTGTGTCAGGATCAAATACAACTTCCGCTGCCTTCAGGGCAACGTTAGTCACGCGAACCTTCAGGTCTTTTCTGTAGACCTGGGCCCGTAGATCCCTGGATGAAACAATGATCTTAGTCAAAATCGTCCCTCACCTTGAACTTGATGAGGTCATCGACGGTCTGTACACCGCCGCTCGCAAAACTTATTTCAATTTCACCTTCATAAACGCCAGCAGAAGGAAACGCAGCAAGAGGCATATCTGTGGCGCATGTGCCAGCAGTACCGTTTGTGACTACTGGGTTGATCACTGCATTAATCGTTGTGCTGCCGATTGCGCGCACACGTAGCTTCACGGTCGCGCCAGTGATATCGATTGGCGCCCAGGTGTTACTGTTCTCCGGGTCGAGCGTTTGACCGGTGGCAGCGGTGTTAGAATCTTTGAGCGTGAAATTGAGCTCAGGGAGAGTGTCTCCCACAACAAAATTAAGAGTGTCGCTGTAAGCCATTAGATGAACTCCCGATAGCGCACTTTTAAGGTTCCGCCTGAAAATCCGTACTTCACCTGTCGCACCGTTCGACCGACCTCTCGCTCGTACAAAATTTTGTTGTTTGAGGCAGCGCCAGGGTTGGTGAAGGGCTGGTTCGGCATCATCTGCAAGCGATACAAGGATCCTTGGATAAGGGTCTCCTGGTGTTCTTTTGCGATGGAATCAGGAAGGCTTGAAGCCGTGCTGGTTGGTTTCAGCGTGTACAAAACACGTAACGTGTCTGCGTCATTAGGTATTGGTGCCAGGAAGAAAGACGTGTTGTCTCTCTGTGCGTAGAAGCGCGGCGTGCCTTGTTCCGTTTCATCTCCCAGTTTCTCTAACAATAGATTGAAACTGGTGGGCTGCAGTTTGACCTGGTCCGCAAAAACATCAGTGATGTAATTGAGCTCGGTTCCCGCGGGGACCGTAACGTCATACTCATTGATGCCTTTGATAACTGTAATGGTCTCAGGCTCTGGGATGTAAACACCCGTGCGCCTACAAAAATCAATTGCAGTCTCTCGAACGGCACGCTCGATCAGAAAATCAGGGGCTCCAGGAGTCTCTGGTCTGACCAAGCTGGTAAAGTCGGCAAACCGCATTACGCACGTCCAACGTTCACGTCAGGCGTTGACGGTGTTGGCGCGAGCGCCCCATCAATCTGTGCCTTAACACCCAAAGCGTTAGCGAAGCTCTGGTAGTGCATCATTGATCTTTGAGCATTACCTGCGAACTCTGAGTCTTTTTGATACGCCCGATACAGGATGTAATCCAACAGGCAGTTAGCGTAAATATCGTCCAGCGTGATGGTTGTGGTGTCACTACCAAAATTGCTGATCGCTATTTCGGCTGGTGCCGCACTGAAAATAATCTCCAGGGTATCGCTAGATGCAATTGCCTTGGGGTACACGTAAAACGTCTTAGGATCCGCGGGATCGAAAATAAAATGCTCTATCTTCTTCACCGAATCCTGGGTGGTGTTGTGCCAGTTCGGAAGCGTTTCATCCAGGATCTTTCGATCGACCTGGGTCACCGCATAGCCGTTTATGTTTCTGACAACATCAATCAAACGCAGACCGGTAGTCGGTATTGTTTGCTTGCTGCCATCCACGGGCGTAAAGGAGGCATTCTGCATGTTCGCGTCCGGGCGATGCAGTACAACCTCTTTTTGAGCGTCGTTGAAAAACTTCAAGAGCTCAACGTTAGGGAACCTAACATTTGTGTTGTCTTGAAGAATAATTGACGCTCGGTCCAGAATGTCTACAACCTTAGTGGTCGCCATCTCAATCCTCCCATTCGATTACTTCGAGATCGGGATCGCCTTTGAAATATTCGCTGTAATCAAACTCGTTACCCGTAAAAATATTTTTCACGCGCTTCGGCTTTCTGATTTTTGGCTCAGATCTCTTTCTAGCTTTTCCTGACTCGAGCTTTGCGTATTGCTCTTGCAGATCCGAAAGCTTCAAACGACGATCTAACGTCACGTCAAAATTCTCTTTCGCATCCTCGAAAATTTGGTCTTTCGTGGTTTTAGCGCTTGCCATGTTTAATCCTCAAATAAGGGGGAAGGGGGAGCAGAGCTCCCCACCCGGTTATGGCTTAGGTCCACTTACCAACGTACAAAGCGTCGGGTACAACGACCTTCGAACCGAAGACCTTGAGACCGCGCACGGCTTCACCAAATGTATCCTGCAAACGAACCGTTTCAGTGTTAGTGAACTGGGACGCAAACGAGATTGCTTTGGGGTGACCAGCTAGGACGTGGGTGTAACCACTGTCAGCGCCTGACCCAGGCGTGTACAGCATGTTGCTTTGGTAGATCGTGAATCGATCCACAACGCCTACGCGACCGTTTCTGAGAGGTGATTCATCATCTCCAGTTAGGTACGCCTGACGCAGCTCTGATCGCTTGAGCGCATCC